CCGTTTGGGGTTTATACCGGCTCGCTAGAGTTTTTAACAGGTGCGAGCGCCCAGGTTGCATACGTTTATAAGAAGCTCGGCGGTGATGTTGTTGATATTGAGTTAACTCCGGCAAATGTGTATGCTGCATATGAAGAAGCAGTTTTAGAATATTCTTATATCATCAATCTTCATCAAAGCAAAAACATGCTCTCCGATGTGCTGGGGAATACAACAGGCACTTTCAATCACCGAGGCGAAATGGAGGCGGGCACATTATCGTCTAGTTTAGACGGCGGTAGCGTAGCCCTCAAATACCCCCGGTATCAGTTTGAGTATGCGCGCAATGTTAGCGACGGGCTCGTATCCGCGGGGGGAATGGGAGGCACAGTGCCTCAATATTCTGCTTCATTCCAGCCAACGACGGATACGCAGGATTATGATTTACAAGCTATTATTTCCGCATCCTCAGCCGATGGCGTTAATGATGGTGGCACCGCTGTACCATTTAATGATAAAGTAGGCGACAAGCGTATTATAGTTACCCAAGTGTTTTATAAATCTCCACGAGCTATGTGGCGGTTCTACGGTTATTATGGCGGTATTGGTGTTGTGGGTAATTATTCAACTTATGGACAGTTTGCTGACGATGCGACATTTGAGATTATTCCAACATGGCAGAATAAAATGCAAGCTATTATGTATGAGGATTCTATTACGACAAGAACTTCTAATTATGCCTATGAAATTATCAATAACAAGTTGCGCCTTTATCCCAACCCAAGTTACTGGGACTTTGGGGGCCTCTCGAGAATTTGGGTAAGATTCTATGTCGATAATGATGCTTGGGATGAGGACGATAATTACAGGTCGGGAGTTAATGGTGTTAATAATGCCAACACAATTCCGTTTGACAATCTTCCATATAAAAACATCAATGCTATTGGAAAACAGTGGATTAGAAAGTATTGTTTGGCGTTGTGCAAAGAAATGCTCGGGCAAATTCGAGGTAAATTTAGTACATTACCTATTCCGGGGGAGAGCGTGACTCTCAACCATGCAGAGTTGCTAAGCCAAGCAAAAGACGAACAAACTGAATTGAAAGACAAACTAAGAGAACTGTTGAAAGAGATGGAATACACTGAACTAGTCAAGTTGGATGGTGAGAAAGCTAACGCANCAGTGGAGGTGCTTAAAAACTCGCCTTTGCCAATATTTGTGGGGTAATAAATGATGTCAGATAAATGGAATAAGCCAACTGCGCCCCCACCCCCTCTATTTCTTGGTGAAAAAGAGCGAGATTTAGTAAAACAGATAAATGACGAATTGATCGAGAAGGTAATCGGTCAGCAAATTCTCTACTATCCTGTTGATTTGGAAAGAACTCACTTTCATGAATTGTATGGGGAAGCGATTAAAAAAACGTTTCTACCCCCCGTTCGAGTGTTTGCGTTGGTGGAGTTTACAACGTTTGAAACAACCTACATGGAAGGTGTCGGTGTGGATAANGTTTGGGAAATTAATGTGCATTTTCANAAACGCAGATTAGAGGAAGATCAAAACATGTACATTCGTGAAGGCGATTTTGTGTTATANGGTGAAACATATTACGAAATAGTGAANCTAGTNCAGAANAANCAANTATTTGGACAGGTAAGTCACATTTTTGAAATATCAGCTGTCTGTAAGAGAGCCAGGAAGGGGTTATTCGATGCTACCTGAGAATTTTGACTTTGCTATGTTGCCTGACAACAAGCCAGAGATTACATTAAAAGAATTGGGCATGCGCGCCTCGACTATTGAAAACATAGATTATGCGATTACTTCATGGTTAAAAGAAGATTTGGACCTAATGGCCACCACCAACGAAGGTTTCGTTAAAGTGCCGGTTCTTTGGCAAGTTCCCGAAAGATCGTTTCAAATCAAGAACAAAAAAGAATTAAGAGACGATTCTGGCGCCCTAAAGTTGCCATTAATAAGTATCGAAAGAACGGGGATTATAAAAGACCCGAATAGAAAAGGTTCATTTCAAGCACATTTATATTCCGAGGATAAAAACGGCAGAAGTGGTCGCGTTGTTATCGCCAAAAAGATAGTCCAGGATAAGACCAGAAACTTTGCATCAGTGCCTGCTATGCGAGATTTGCAGACAGGCGGTACCGAGCAACTTTATTATCCGAGAGTCAATAAAAAAGTCGTTATTAAAAGCCTCTCCATTCCAATCCCTGTATATGTGAATATCGATTACAAGATTATGATTAAAAGCGAATATCAGCAGCAAATGAATGATCTTTTGGTGCCATTTATGGCGCGAACAGGCCAAATTAATGCTTTCACCATGACCAGAAACGGCCATTTGTATGAAGCATTCATTGATCAAGGATTTACCCATTCCAATAATGTTAGCAACCTCGCCGAAGACGTGCGAATGTATTCTTCTGAGGTAACAATTAGAGTGTTGGGGTATCTTATTGGGGAAAATGATAACGACGACCGCCCCATCATAAGAATTCACGAGAATGCGGTGGAGATAACTTTCCCCAACGAAGGAACAGTTCCTGAGGGTATTGGCGACTTTTTTCTTTAGTTCGACTAGTTCAGGACATACTTTTGAGATTAAAAATACTACTTAATTAATGATTAGGTCGCTATTTACACCTATTTTGGTAAGAGGAACTCAATAATGTCAGTTAAAAGTTTTAAATTTGTATCTCCTGGAGTGTTTATCAATGAGATTGATAACTCCTTTATCCCCAGAACTCCTGAAGCAATCGGCCCCGTCGTCATCGGAAGAGCGCGCCGCGGCTTAGCAATGCAACCCCTAAAGGTTGAATCTTATTCAGATTTTGTCGAAGTGTTCGGTGATACAGTGCCCGGTATGGGAGGTGGAGATATCTCTCGCCATGGCAACTATCAATCTCCAATGTATGGAACTTATGCGGCAAAGGCGTTCCTGAACGCAAATGTTGCCCCTCTTACTTATATCCGTTTGCTAGGACAGCAAACTTCAATTGGCAATACTGCAGGTGGCGATGCGGCCGCCGGCTGGAAGACTCAATTGAGCCCAACTGGAGTTCCCTCCACCAATGGTGGTGCTTATGGACTTTGGGTATTCACATCTGGTTCTGGCGGCACTGACGCTATCATAGGTACAGGCAGTCTTGCTGCTATTTGGTATGTTAGTCAGGGCACTATTTATCTTAGTGGCACCACCTATGGAGGAGAGATGCCAGTTGGCACCGATGGTACTGTATTCAATGGAACTACCGGNTCNAACAATGTNATNCTCGGNACNGATNCNAGCACNGNTCTTTGGACAGTCGTTATTAGTGGGGGCATCGGCCAAGAAGAAAAAATTAGCTTTAGTTTAGACGACACTAAGAGCACTTTCATTCGTAAAGTATTTAACACTAACCCTCAGCTTATAAGTGCTTCTACATTTTATACTTCCACGAGCGAATATGCTAAAAGTTATTGGCTGGGCGAAACATATGAGCAGGAATTGAGAGATCGCGGTATGACCTCTGGCGCCATTGGGTGCATGATGGCGATTGCGTCCGGTGGTGGTGTTTCAACTGGCCCACAGAACATGAAATCTCAAGCATCTATTGAAGGGGTAGCTGGATGGTTTATTGGACAAGATCTTGGCACTGCGACCGCATATGTACCTTTTAGACAACAGCGACTTTTCCGCTTGGTTGGGAGAGGCCATGGCGCGTGGCTACATAAGAATTGTAAGGTTTCAATTTCAAGGATCCGCACTTCAACCACAACCACGAATGAGTACGGCACCTTCTCTGTTGTTATTAGAAATATACTCGACACCGATGGTAGCGTTGAAGTATTGGAGAGATATGATAATTTGAATCTCGATCCTACATCGCCAGATTATATTGCGCGCCGAATTGGCGACAAATATACACAATGGTCGACCACAGACAAGCGCCTCAAGACCTACGGTGACTATGACAACAACTCTAAGTTTGTGTATGTTGATATGAATGCAGACGTCGATGCCGGAGCCACGGACGCATCCCTTCTTCCGTTTGGATATTTTGCACCCCCACGCTTCAGATCGGTATATGATTTGACAGCAACGGGAGCATGCGCGACGTCTCCGGGGTTTGCCTACGGCGACGGCTCTACGCTAGCTAAGTTCTTTGTAACGGGCGGCGCCGACATTGTTGAGCACACGGGCTCCGAATACTACGGCGGTGTCGTTTATTTGTCCGGAGGAGCCGGCGTGGGTGCCGCCCTGGGCGGCGGTGGTTGTACCGGTTCCCTCGAATTTCCAGTAGTGAGACTTCGCAACTCTGCTTCTGATGGTGGCTTAAGTGATCCAACTGACGCATATTTCGGAATGCAGACGACACGAACAGCAACGAGCACGAGCCCAGACGCAAGTATTTCGTCTTTCCATGGCCCTCTTTACAGCAATTATAGTTCACAACTGGGCGGCCGCGCCGCCAATGGAGGGGGCACTAACCCCACCAATCCGGCTGCCACACCAGG